TTTTCCGTAAACACTGCTCACGACGCGCCAGAAAATTGTTTCGTTCTGGCTGGGAGTGGCTTTCACGGAATGCCGCCATCCACACCGTTGCAGCACGACGGTATAAGCCCCTGGACTCCAGTTCTTCAGCCTGGCGGGTCAGGCATAAAATCTCCCGCGGGTCGTTAGTGCCGACATAGAAATTGCGCACAGGTCTGGTTTCACGAACTGGTTGCCGTTCCGCCTCCGGCGATATCTTTGTCTGGCGCGGGAAATGTCTGCGTGTATCCCCTTCACAACGGTGAGCCACACGCCCACTCTGACGTAACTTGCTTGCTGACTGCAGAACGCGCTGCCGTGAGTAACCTGCAAAAGCATCCGCAATGTCTCCGGAAGTACACCCCGGATGGGCTTCAATGAATTTCTGAACTTCATTCAAAAGACTCATGATCACCCCCTGAATCCTGCCGGGATCTGGCTGTAGTCCACGTTGTCGTAACTGGCTTTGAAGTACGGGTCCTCACGTCTGGCTGCAGATACCGCAGGAACTTCCCAGGATTCTTCGAAATGACGATCCGGACCAAAGAACGTGACAGCCTGTTTCACAAATTGTGTGCCGCTGTTACCCATCGCAGATACCCAGCCCGCATAGCGTTTCACACCTTCCAGCATGGTTTCGGGGTTTACCCCCTCATTCAAACGGGCTTTCCAGGCTTTGAAGGCTGCAGATTTTGAATTGCCACCAGCACGTTTGGGATATGCCAGCCATGCCTGCTCAAACTCCGGAGAGTATTCCGGTCGGTTTGAACGAACTCGCACAGACTCATCAGCAGATGCACCAACAGCTATTGGTTCATTGACTGGTTCTTTGACTGGTTCAAAAGAGTGACTGGTTCTGGGTGAATCTCCTGCACTACCCCCTGGTGCAACTCCTGCACTACCTGGTGAATTTGCTGCACCAGATAGTGAATTATTTGCACTACCCCCTAGTGAATCTCCTGCACCATCCAGATGAAGGAGATAGATATTACTTGAGTTACCTTTTTCACCTTTCCGGGTGACTTTTTTTACCAGCCCGGACTCACAAAGGGCCGCAATATGATTCATCACAGAACGTTTGCTAATCTCGCACTGGTCAGCAATATGCTGGTAGCTGGGCCAGCACTCACCCTGATCGCTGGCATTATCAGCCAGCTTGATCAGAACCAGTTTTCGCAATGGATTACCCACTCGAATTTTCATCGCTTTAACCATCAGCTCCATACTCATGCTGCACCTCCGAGATGCTTCATGTTTTTTCCGGAGCGAAAGGTTATAAGCGGCATACTGACGCGGTAATTACGGCCCAGCGGTTCACAAATCACCTTCTGACATTCACGGTCCACCAGGCTAACACGTAGAACATGCCCTGCAGGTGTGGTGTACCACTGACCCGGACGAGGACAACGGAAAGTCTGATTGGTAAACCGTTTGAAAATATTCCGGATCATTTGCGCCCCCTTACCTCTGAAGGGTTCAGCGACAAATTTATGAGGCAGGCCAGTGCCGAAGCATCATTAATATAGTCATACAAGCTAACAGCCAGCGGAGATTCGGCTTTTGCCAACATAGGATAAAGCTGCTGCAGCCAGACCTGATGAATTGATGAAATGTAGGAACAGAGAACGCTGGCGTTATGTGCAACGTCGCTCGGTACAGCGGGCTTTGAAAGCTGTTTCTCCATCTGGTTAAAGGCATTGATGTATGCCTCTTTGAACTGGGCAGCACGTTTACCCGTGAAACCCATAGCAAGAAACGCAAAGCCGTCGCGGGTTATTTGATAGCAAGGTAGTTTGCGGCCTGTGCAATCGGTGTAATCACTCACCGAAAAATTGCGGGCAGTGAATGATGCGGAACATTCAAGCGTGCGGATCTTTTTCAGTACATCGTCATGACGTTTGGAGAAGAAGTTGGCAACAGCCAGGGATGAAGTAACAGCCTGACCATCAACGATGGCAATTTCAGGTTGAGTGAGGGTTGGGATCGTAGCCATGATGGCAGCCTCTTTGGTGATTTTTAATAACTCACCACCAAGGCTTTCCACGACCTTATTGGTGGTGAGACGTACAGGGGTGGAAATACCGGTCACCAAAGAACCCGGCCCAACCGAAGTTGGCCCTGCACGCCCCACCATAATTTGGGCGTAATGCTGCTCATGACACAAAAAAACCGCAAGAGCGCGGTTGTGCGCTTTGGTGAATTCCGGGTTTCCACGCCCGGCACCCGCTTTATAAGGTGCCTGAACAGTGTAACGTCCCGGAATGGCAGAATCAATGTGCTGGTGGTCCTTCACACTCAACAAAATCACGCCTGAATTTCCACAAAGGACTAAAGCATTCATGCGGGTAGTCTTTGCGAAGATAGATAACGCGCTGTGTTTCTGGCTCCCAACGAATAACATGAACATAAAGTCCTCTTCCGTCACGAAACCAGCGGTTAAGTTCCTGCACAACTCGCCCCCCACAGTCAGGTAAAGTTCTCTGTGGTTACTTACAGCCAGGTGATTTGGTAATCTGCATTCATGCCGTAACAACAGGTGTGCAGCGACACTGACCACCAGCTGTTGCGACAAACGGTTATTTGCCGTTAAACTGTTCATGCGTTAGTTTCTCCACAGACACAAAACGCCACGACGCCCGGAGCTGCACACTCGCGGGCGTCACTCTTTTCTGGAGCGCAGAAAATTTTGTAGACCAGTGCCGCATGCTCCTGGAGCTTCGAAATTGACAGATACAATTCATCATTAATTGCTGTCTGCTCATGTGGCTCCACTACCCCATCTTCGATTGCCGAACGAATCTGCTTTGAGTAACTCCCGATCTGTTCGATGACTTCCAGCAGGCGCTGGTTTATATCTGCGTTCTCTACTTCCTCAATTTCAGGAAGCGATACAAACACCCCACCAGCAGACTGTGCGACAGCATCCGCAATGTAGTGAGTGCCAGCAGCACGCTGTAAAATCATTGCCCATCCCAGCGGGAAAATCTGATCGCCATCTGCACGAAGGCGGTTGAATAAAGCGTTCTCTGTAACATCCAGCCACTCAGCAGCTTCAGCGTAACCCCCCGGCAACGCCGCGATAGTTTTTCTGACAGCTTTCACGTACCACTCAGGCTGTTTTTCTACTTTCCAGTGATGATTACCCACGGCTTACCTCCTGTTCCTGTGGTTTAAACCCATTCTGGTTTTGGCTAGATTGAAAACGTGCCGGATAAAGAATCTGCATTTCGCTGATTTCACCCTTAAAAAAATTGGCCAGACGTTCTGCAAGATCGATAGATGGAATTTGTTCCAGTCTTTCAATACGACTCAGCGTCGCTGGATTGACCTGAACGCCAGCAGCAACATGCTGCAAAGTAAATCCGTGCGCCTTACGCACATTACGTAATGGTGATTGCATATGACCTCCACATATTGCGTGATGAGCATATTATTTCACGCAAATATTTTGCGCAAGTTGATTTGCTTAACGCGCAATAAAGAAATGTAATAAACGCATGAACATAGGAAACCGAGTCAGACAACTTCGCCAGGCGAAGAACATGAAAATAGCCGATCTCGCTGAAGCAATAGGAGTGGATGCGGCGAATATCTCACGCCTGGAAACAGGTAAGCAGAAACAATTCACTGAACAAGCCCTGAGTAATATTGCCAGGAGCTTAGGTGTTGATATTGCTGATCTCTTTACCTCAGACTTCAAAAGTAATACTGTATGTAAAAACAGTATTAGTGAGGATGTTGCGCAGGTGAAGGATGTATTCCGTATTGAAATGCTGGATGTCAGTGCCAGTGCGGGAAATGGCCTTATCCAGGGCGGTGATGTCATTGATGTGATTCATGCCATTGAATACAGAACTGATAATGCTGTATCGATGTTTGGCGGACGGCCAGCCAATCACATTAAAGTTATCAACGTTCGTGGGGACAGTATGTGTCCAACCATTGAGCCAGGAGATCTCATCTTCGTTGATGTCAGTATCAATCAGTTTGATGGAGATGGTATCTATGTATTTGGTTTTGATGATAAAATTTATGTCAAACGACTGCAAATGATACCTGACAAACTACTGGTGATTTCTGATAACCAGATTTACCGTGAATGGGGAATTACCAGCGAAAATGAACACCGGTTTATGGTCTTTGGAAAGGTCTTAATCAGCCAGTCACAAACCCTTAAGCGACACAATTAACCCTTACCTCCTCATCAATTAGCCACCCGAAGGTGGCTTTTCATTACTCATCAAATTGCATATCTCGCAACAAAAACACTTGCATAATGCGCAACTTCATTTTATCTTTCTTTCCAGACAAACAAACAAGGTACTAACAAAATTTGGTTGTAACACGGCGTATGGCACATGCGTCGTTAGCGGTCTGGGGACGTTAAAGGGGACAATCCACTCCTTGCTCGGGCAAACAAACCAGGTAGCCGGAATGTGCAAGTCAATGATGATGCTGATAAGACGCCTAACCAGCGTGGCGATTCGGTTTGACGCCTGGGAAGAGACCAGGGTGCAACGATGAGGGCATTTATGGAACCGCGACAAAGTGTGGTGCCGTAACTGGCTAAGTGCTCTCAGCGTTGTGGTGAATGCGCAGGCTGATGCGCGAAAGACATTGCAGATATTGCGGAAAAGAGCTGTTCGGCGGGGCAATTAAACGCCCGTGAGAGTCTGAAATAACCGCAAGCCGGAGATCAGCACCGGTCACCACAACAGCCACTGCTTTGGCGGTACCAGTTTGTACACTTGCTTCCGGCTGGTACCGTCCTTTTTACAAAACAGAGAAGAGCATCACCGGACGACGGGCTCATAACCCAATCCATCCGGGCGGCTGCCACCGCAGGTGTTCTTCTCTGTTTTGTGGAGAAACTAACCGCCCCTGCGGGGGCATCTATTGAAACGTAATTGACTCAATAATCGCCGGATGGTGAGGGCTTCCTTTTCCCAAAATTCAGCGCGGTGCAGCGCATATAAAGTGGAGAACGAAATGTCATTTATTAAAACTTTTTCCGGGAAGCATTTTTATTATGACAAGATAAATAAAGACGACATCGTTATTAACGATATCGCGGTTTCCCTTTCAAATATCTGCCGCTTTGCCGGTCATCTTTCTCACTTCTACAGCGTCGCCCAACATGCGGTGCTTTGCAGCCAGCTGGTGCCGCAGGAATTTGCTTTTGAAGCTTTAATGCATGATGCAACAGAAGCATATTGCCAGGACATCCCCGCACCACTGAAACGACTTCTTCCTGACTATAAACGGATGGAAGAAAAAATAGACGCCGTAATCCGTGAGAAATACGGGTTACCTCCTGTTATGAGCACGCCAGTGAAATATGCCGATCTCATTATGCTGGCAACCGAACGCCGCGATCTCGGGCTTGATGATGGCTCTTTCTGGCCTGTGCTGGAAGGTATCCCGGCAACAGAGATGTTCAACGTGATTCCACTGGCTCCAGGCCATGCCTACGGGATGTTTATGGAACGCTTTAACGAATTATCGGAGTTACGCAAATGCGCATGAATGTTTTCGA